TGTTTAAACTTAAAGAATAAAATTATATTAGTAATAAAGGATGAAACGTACTGAACCAGAGCCCGAAACCCAACCCCTCCCTTCCGATGAAATTATTGCAATTGTAGAAGATATTGCCGCAGCGGCCGGCGTTACATTGAAAGATAGACAACGCATCTATCGTAATAAATATCCTGAATTCGCAGAGAATTACCCCGTCCTATTTGAAATGAGCACCCAAGATAGTTTTGATCTCCCTCGCCTCAAGTTTATGATTCGCCTTAGAGACAAAATTGATAAATCAGAGATTACCCAATACGATGCCTCGGCTGCCGTGGGACAAAACCTATACAATACGTATGTTCATGATAAGATTAAAGACGTGCCGCCAACTAAATAATAAAAATTGAAATATATTAAAGCCATAGCTATTATTACTATCAACCACTCTCCGAAACCTTATATCCAATGGCTCAATTCTATCCCAAGCTCTCTGCTCTTCTCCAGGAGGTGCATGCTCTGAAACAGGATGTTAGCGCCGTGGATGCGAAAGCCCTTCTCATGGATCTTCTCGTAAAGAAGCACTATTGGCCTTATCTACAGATTAAATACTTTGGCAATGAAAGCTCTCTCATTCTGTTGCACAACGTGTATCGTCAGAATGTGCCCGTGACCGATATGGAACTCTACGATGAGTGCCGCAGTGTGGTGCTGGATATGAATGCGCCTGAGGGAGAGAACATTATCCTATCGCTGTCTAAGAAAATTCCGATTCGGATGGACGTAGATCAGTTTGATGAGATTCCAAACGATACGATTCGCATGTATGAAATGGGTTACGAGGGAACCATGATTTACGTCTATTACCACATTGATAAATGGTATATGAGCACGAGCACTTGCCCTTCGGTGGATCGCTCTCGTTATTTTAACCCGAACAAATCCCATGGTCAGATGATGGATGAGGTGCTTCAAAGTCTATTTCCAGAGATTGAACAAGTGGAGGAGCAGACGCACACGGAGCATTCTAAAGACCTTCGTGACAAACTATGCGCCAATCTGGATACCAGTCAGACCTATAACTTCCTACTCGTCCATCATGAGAACGGTTGCCTCATGAACGCAAACTATACAGAGCTCTTTGGTGCCAACTATAGCATGCTCTTTCACCTGAGCAGCCGTAATCGTCAAACAATGGTAGAGACCTTTGAGCCCGTGCCAGCGCTAGAGACACTGGGTATTAAATATACACTCAAGTTTGCCACAAAAAGTATCGCGAAATACTTTATTCAAGCAACGCAGCCCAGCATTTATGCGGTCATTGCGCATACGGACAGCATTCTCTATAAGGTTAGCTCTCGGGAGATTCTAGAAAAAGAAGAGCAGACACACGGTCACCCGAACCCATGGGTCAATCTCATCTGGATTTATATGCAGAACAAGCCTCATCTGCGTATGGAGGATTATATTCAGAACAACCCCACCGAGCTCCAGAAGGTAGCCGATTCCTCTGGTGCGCTTATTTCTCCGGCGCGCGTGGTAGCAAAGGTGATGACGACGATTCGTGATATTCTCTTCTCACTCTATCGCACCACTACCTTCTATTATAAATCCACCAATACCTATCGTATGAATCGCGAGTTGGATCAGACGCTTCCACCGATTCTACGATTCCATCTGGCTCAGCTGCGCCATCTACAGATTACCTACCACAATACACAGCCTCTGACTCGTCAAGCGATCCACCACTATCTCTGCCATCATCAGACCATGAAGAATATTCGGCTACTAGTTGATGCCTTTACAAACAACCACTCTATCTGCCCGATGGATACGCAGTCGGCCGATTGTTTCACGATTCTATACCGCTCACTTCGCGGTCGTCAGTAGCGTTCTTGTTTCACGGCATATATTCTTAGTCTGAGCGTCTGTCCATGCTTTTAATTCAGTGGGTAACTTAATACGAACACCTTTATCAAACAATAGCTTAATACGTTTCACCAAACCAGTGCTGGTGCATTTGTCCTCTTTATCCAATACATCAGTGGGAATAAAACCATATAAACTATCATAAAAAATCTTTTTCACTTTATTTTTTGTAAATTGATACCCGACGGATAATTGTATATATTTTTTATCTTCAATGGTTTCACTTTGGAAGGTGTATTCTAGATCATCTTGAGAGGTTTTAAGAATAACCTCTATCCAATCCAATGTAGCTTCTATCTTTTTACGCGCTGGAGATGCAGATAATTCATTCAATGCATGTCTATATTTCTCAATGAGTTCAGCTCTTTTTTCGGTGTATTTACCAATCTGTTTTATATCAGAGGTGATTTCATTATACAATTCTTCCACATCGCTGCTGAGCGATAAGAGTTTATTCTTTTCATCGGGTGATATTTTCTTTTTCTTAGGTTTTTCTTCTTTCTTGTTCTTGTTCTTGTTCTTGTCACTTGAAGAGCGAGAGTGAGTATCTTCAAAACTGTCATCCTCTTGCTTATCTTTATCTTTCTCTTCCTCTATACCATACAGCTTCTTTTCCAAAGAGCCGACCCGCTCCACCCGTTTTAATGCTTTCTGTTGAGCGTCACTTTTATCTAAGATTTCTTCATAATCCTTAGGAATATTATAGGAAGAACGACAACCAATATAATAGTAGATACCTATACCTATGTCTTTCATAATATCCATAATTGAAAAGGAGTGCGATTCTATCTCTTTATAATTTTTCCCTTTACTTGCAGGGGGATAAATATTTCCTAGAAAAACTTGTTTATGCACTGCACTGGTGTAACCTCTCTGATTATCAATAATACCTGAATATTTTAGACATCTATCCGTGCCTAAATTATAACCAGATGTACCTTCTTTAAGAATAGAACGATCCATGGGAGGAAACGAACGAAACACTCCCGATTTTGCAAGAACCAATTTATCTTTATTAAAATTTAAAAATAGATTGGTTGATAAACTTGGAACATATTCACCTGGTAAATAGATACGAATATCGTGCCCTAATATTTTTCGAATTTCGCGCTGGTTTTTTATAGGGTTTCTTAATAATTCGCGTTTGTTCGGATTCATGAAAATATCCTGAAATTTGCATGCGGTTGTTAGATAATTGGGCCGGCCGCATTCTGGGAATACAACCAATAGCTTATCTTTCGGCATTACCACACGTTTTTCAAACCCTTTGTCTAATCTCTCAGAGCCATGTCCCGAAATTAGATAAATCTTCTCATCATCTACACCATTCTCTTGTATATCTATGTTATCATCTATATCTACAAATTCTTTTAACATATCTTTATAGGCAGGCACATAATTTTTATTTTTTAAACATTTCTCTAGACCTGAACGTTGGCTTACATCCGCATTTATTTCGGTCTCCATCTTTATATTCTTTTCTGCCAAGGTTTCACGGAAGCCTTTGATACGCTTTTCTGAAATTTGGAGTCGTTCTCCATAGTATTTATGATGTTTTTCCATCTTTTGATCCACGATCTTCTTGGTATCGCTTTTGAGCGTTTCCAATTGTTCTTTAATGACATCACAATGTTTATGCGCTATAGCGACATTATCTTTCGCCTCACGTGTCTTACGTTCATAATCTACACGAGCTTTTTCTTCGCATTCTACTACATCTATATCTTTATCGCATTCTTGCAAATCGTAATCCTTATCTATCTCTAGATTGGCTACATTGACAGCATAGGCTTCCTTCAATAGCTTCTTTTCTTCTTTGGTCTTTTTTAAAGACTGAGTTTTTAATTCTTTCCGCATTTCTTTTAGGCGCTCCACATGGTCTCTATGTATCCGTTTTTTACACTCGTCTTTGGTATCCTTACATTTCTTTAGTTGATCACGAAACTTATTTTTTAAATCCGATAATTCCATTTTGAGCGTATTTTTATTTAAGCATTCATTCAACTCCTTTTCTTTTTCAGTGATTAAATGGCGATGCATCTTCTCTATGGTGAGCCGATGATCTATTAATTTGGATCTGGTATTAACCACTTCATTGTTATAATCGCTAATCTTTCCTGAGACAAGCTGCTTATATTCTAAATAATCCGCAATGGTGTCTTTAAATTCGTAATCGGACATCGCTACACGAATTTCATGGAACACTGGGTAAGCAAATGAACGGATATCTTTCTCGCGGTTTAGGTAACTAACCGATCCCTCCATTTGTGCCCGAAATTTAACCAATCCAGCGGCGGAGAATTTACCTTCCTCGTTTAAGAACTCCGCAGAGAACTGGTCAAAGTCTTCGGGGAGGGGTTTCTTTAGAATTAAATTCATGACACGAATCATATCCATGGCGTCCGATGTATAAGGCGTTGCCGTCATCATCAGCACCTTCACGCTATCTTTTCCAGAGGTCGCGTAGGAATGTTGGAGGGCCTTCTTAATGACGTCAATATCCGCCTTCTCTTGACCTTCAACATCGGCTGCAAATAACTTATGGGCTTCGTCTATAATCAAGAGGGTTTTGTGTAGCGGATCCTTCGCGCCATTATTTTTTACTAAGATGTCATGCAGCTTGTTCTTGCCATCCAATGTATTACTTAATTGACGATAAGACATGGGTTCCATCCATTTCTTAGAAATAAGGCGCAACCGGGCAGCGTGACTCTCGGGTAGCTTTTTATTCTTCCGTAGATAATCTTGCACGACCACGCTGCATACTTGACCAAACATATTCTTCCAAACATCTGGTTTTAATGTATAGCGTGTAACATACATAATGGAATAATCTTCGGCTTCAAAAGAGGAACTCGCAGTAGCAATGGCAGTGCAGGTTTTGCCAGTGCCAATGGAATGGAACAAGAGCATACCATGCAGAGGATTGGCCGGGGTAAAGTATTCACGGACAAAGTTTTGTGTTGGACTAAATGTTACCACTTGACCAGCGGGTTGTGCGGCAGCGGCGGCCTTACCAGGAGCAGGGGCGATTTCTGACGCGGAAGACGATGCAGACGAAGAGCGAGAGCTAGATGCGGGCGCAGCATCCAGACAAAGATTCTCAACCTTCACGGGTGGCCAAATATAGTCTTTCTTGCCGCCGGCTACTTTGAATTCATGCAGCGCTTTGGTATATTCTTTATCTACGGCGTTATCAATCGCAACACGCTCTAATTCATTGGAAAAGGCAATCTTCTTGGGGTCAATATTGCTAAATTTTAAAAACATTTGAAAGAAATCATCTGCAGACGCAATCTCTGGGAGTTGTTTCTCTAAATATTCTTTGATTTCTGCTGGGACAGTTGTCTCATACCGAAACACATGCAGTGGCCAACCACGCACAGGGTCAAATTTCAGACCTTTTTGCCCACAGAAACGCGTAGCGCGACCCACGGCTTGCTTCTGATCGTTCAAGGTCGTAATGGGTTCAACCACGTGCACATACTTGATATCAAATAAATCTAGACCTTCACGAAAGCCAGAGTCTAGCACCATAATGCGAATCTTCTCGCCATAGATATTACTGGGCCGGTCATTAAATGTCTTTAATAATTCCCGGCGAAAGGTAACACCAATGGGCTTTTCAAAGAAAGCGACAGAAGTAAGAATGGCAAAGGTTTTAAAGGCATCTTTCTTTTTTAAATCCAGGGCAAAGGACATACCACGGGTGGTCTTTTTCAGACGATAGGCATGTTCAAAATCGTGCGCTTGGAGAATAGACGCAATTAGTTTGGCACCATAGCCCGACTTAATATCCGAATAAATAAAATGCTTATATACCCGTCCATGCTCTTTCATATCTTTCGCATCCAGCTCTTTAATCTTCTGAACAAGGGTATGTAATTTTGGCGAAGCGCTGGCCAATAAAGCTCTAACCT